TTCTCTGTAACCTTCCCTGATGATACAATATATTACAGTGACAAGGTGACTATCCGTCCCTTTATGCAACGCTTTCAGTTTCAGCGCTACGATAAGCACTATCAAAAGCCTGATGGTGGTGAGGGCAGAATGTTGCGAACTGTAATGGCAACCTCTTTGAATGGCGATCTGAAGGATAACTACGGTACATTTAACTGTGGTAGACCTTCAGGATATGTCAAGGACTTCAAAGCGTTGCCACAAGAGACACAAGACCTTATGCGATCTATTGATAGGTTCAAGATCATATTTGGTTTGTGTAAGCTTGACAAAGCTAAGGATGCCGACGGTAAACCTGTGGATGTTAAAGAGTTCCCTTTCTTGATGAGGGTTAAGAATAGAGATAGCTTCAAGGCTATGACGGATATTTTTAATCAGATTCAAAGAAAGAATAGGCTTCCCATTCAGCACCTGTTACATCTTGGCTCAGAAGTAAAGAGTATACCTAGTGGCGCAACTTATGCTGTGTTGAAGCCTACGCTAGGTAAAGTAGTAGAGATTACCACTGATGACCAAGAAGTGCTGAATAACTTTGTTGAGTGGGTTGAGGCTATGAACTCAATAACAATTAGCAAGTGGGAGGAGCATCGCAGACCTGAGGAACTATCCGATCAGGAAGACGATATTGCTTCCAATGTTGTTGAGATTGAGGAGTAGCTTATGAACCATCCTGCAGAAGTGGCGATTCATTCTTTCTTACAAAACGTCATGCTAGGTAAGACTAGTATGGATAAGGATATTCTTGACCTCATATCCAAGGATGTAAGAGATGCTTTGGGTCGTCAATTCTCAGGGGAGAAGAAGAAGTTTAAACTTCGTATGTCTAATATCGGACGTAAGAAGTGTCAGTTATGGTTTGAAAAGAACCATCCTGGTGAAAAGATTTCTGATTCTCCCTACTTTCTTATCAACATGATTCTTGGTGATATA